CCATGCATCTGTACTACCAATAGATGCTATAGTATCTTGTTTCCATTTTTCATTTCTACCTGGTATTTCATTCCATAAGATTTTATCGTATGCCCAATTAGAATCCCCAGACTCAGCTCCTGAATACAACTTATAGAAAAGATTTTCGGTACCATTTGCTGTTGAAGCTATAAAAATCTTAGACTTCTTAGAAGCTGAAACGATGGGATATACTGATTTCCAGAAATCATCAACAAGATTAGGCTCAATAAAAGCTAGCTCGTCTAGAATTAAACAATTTACAGATTGACCACGAGCTGCTGTACCTGTGGTAGTTGATATACCTATTCTCGTACCATTCGCTAACGTTACTGCAGTCTTACCATATTCTTTAACACCTGGTTTTAACCAATTAGGTAGCTCTTCATATGCTAATCTAATTCTATTCATAATTTCAATAGCAGTGCCTTCTTTATTAGCTACAATTAGAATACGTTGATCATTATTAAAGCAAGCAATCCATAAAGCATAGATTGTCATCATTGTAGTCTTACCAATTTGTCGAGATGCTAATAATATAAAGAATCTATTATCCCGCATTTTACGTAAAGCTCGTTTCTGACAGTAATGTAAGTTTATTTTTTGTTTACCATCATCCAGTGAAATTATATGAAAAAAGTTTTCAGCAAAATATAATAAGTTGTTTTGAGCCTTTTTAAGCTCTTTTATCATCTTAGGTGTATACTCAAATTCAGCCCCGACATTTGGTAAATCCGGGTTATTCATGTAATTTTGTTTATTTTTAGCTACCATCCAATAAATATTTATATGACAAGTCGGGCAAATACACTCACAGAAATTTGGGATACATATTCCACTAATATTTTATCAGAAAACGTACCTGGAGAAAAAGCAGCTAAGTTTGGCACTAAACCAGGTAAAGGTCCAGCTGATTTAAATAGCGATAAAAATAAGAAGTTTCAAAACGGGAAATCAACAGGACCTGACAATGCAGAAGGTTTAAAAGAACCAATTGACCCTAAAAAATCAAAGAAAAAAGATGAATTATATGATAGTAAAGATTTTTCTTCCGAAATTTATGACGAAAAGGTTGGAAAAAAGATAAAAGAATCTATAAATAATAATATGAAATCTACATTTGATAAGTTATTTGAATCGGTAATGAACGAAGAAGACCAAAATGAACTCGAAGCACTCGGTATTGACGCAGGTGATGAAGGTGATGTTGAAGTTGAAGAAACGGACGAAATTACATTAACCTTGGATCGTGAAACAGCTCAAAAGCTTCATGATATGTTAATGGATCAATTGAGTGATGAAGACGAAGGTGAAGACGAAGGTGAAGACGAAGGTGGTTTTGAAGCTTTCGGAGCTGAAGAAGCTGAAGAAGATGATGAAGATGAAGAGTTAGAAGAAGCTACTGAATTAAAGGAAGTTCCAGCTTCAGCTGGTCATTCACTTACAAGTCGTAAGAATACAGTAGGTAATGTAAAAGCTTCGAAAGGTAAAGCACATGGTCAAGTTAAGACGACTGTAGATGGTAAAGGTAAGCCACTTGCAGATGGAAAAGGCAAGCTTACATCAAAGCAAAATAAAGTAAATAACCAAACAGGTGACTTATTTGCTTAAGATCTAAAAAGTAAATTTAAAAAAGCTGCAACTTTACTTGTTGCAGCTTTTTTTTGTATAAATATAAATATGCAACTCTTCAAAAAGTTTTTTGAAAATAAATATAGCGGGCCTCAAGTAGGTGTTAACCATAGACATCTTAAAGCTATACCTAAAGCTTCGTGTAACGGTTATACAAGAAAGGATAATAGTGAAAAAATTATACCTGACTATGTTAAAGCTGATCCATCAAAGAATGCAAAAATAGAGTCATTAAAAGATAGCCATGGTATGAGAGTATGTGATCGTAAAGACTTAGAATATATGAGAACAGAATACAATGTTATACCAATTAAAGGTGAAATTAAAAAATTAGGAAGCACTGGTATACAGCTATATTACGATGATAAAACAAATAACTTTATTATAAAAAGATGAGCATAGATTACGATAACTGTTACCCAGGTATGCAAGTAGTTGATGAAGCATGCTATAGATTTACTGATAAAAGTATTCAAGAATCTGAACGCTTTTTATTTAGTAACTGGTGGAGGGAACAAATTAATCAATACGGTGTTAAAGTTAAATATTTTGTCAATACATTCAATACATTAAGTGCAAATAACTTATATGGCGAAGAACCTACAAAAGTATTTGCAGATCCAAGAGAAATAATTATCGCTGCAACTTTAAATGAAAATGCAATAACATTATCTCAATTTGGATTTGAAAGTGATGATGATATAACTGCATATATCCATATATCATCTTTCTATGATGAATTTTATACTTTAAGTGCTGTTTGGGAGACTCAATACAATATTGTTGAACCTAAAGCTGGTGACGTATTTCAATTAAGTGAATATGGTGATGATAGACCTAACAATCGACAAGCTAAGTATTTTGAAATAACTGAAAAGCTTGATGAAGATATTGCACAAATCAATAACTTAGCTGGTCATTACGTCTTCTTAATAAAAGCTAAACGTCTAGATTATAGCTTTGAACCAAATATACCGTTTAATAATTTAACTAGTAATATATCAGGTAATAGTCAAATCTATGAAGATACGTTTGCTGGTAGGTTAAGCGGTGGTGTTAACGAACAATCACAAACTAAAAAAGATAATTACGATTTATATAATGTAGATAGCACTAGTAAGGAAGATGTTTTTAACATGTCAGTTAACGATACTGATGTATATGGCGACTATTATTAAATTAAAATAGTTTGTAAAAAGTTATCAGCTATTTCAACGCTTTCAAACTTTACCATATTTGATGTCTTATCAGGTAATATGAATGTATATTCATATTTTTCGTCTACTAATTTAATATTAGCTAATGTATAAATAACACCTCGTTTAAAAAACTTAGTATTTTTAGAAGTATTATTTGTAAACTTGGTCCCAGGGATAAATTTCATCTACTTGTACACCTCGTTGTTCTTGTTCCATATTATATTTCATATCACCGTATCTCTCAGCAACATACTTTTGAAATGCACCTGGTTTGATCCAAACATTACTTTTTTCTGAATTATAACCAATTCGTTCTGCTCGCTGACATGCTAAATTAACCCCTTCATATAAGCATGCAAATCTAGCTAAATAATCTAAACTATACTCTTCTTTATTATCGTTCGTTTCTTTCATATATATATTGTATCAGTGTTCCTAACATTGTATATAATAACTTACGATCACCTATATCATATATTTTTAAAATTTCATGAGAGTTTTGTAAATTTGATATTAAGATTTTTTTATTGATATTAAAGAATGATTTATCATCTCCGGTATGTTTACTGTTAATATCATTTATATCATTATATACAGACTCTAAAAAAACCTTTAGTATATCAATTTTTTTATTATTTTTTTGCTTTACCATACCTTGAATAACAGCATCATAATTATCAATTTCTAAAGAATCCTTTAATGAACGTTTTATTTCATCAAAAGGAAATTCGGCTCGTATAGGTTGAGATGTTAATGTTGAACTTGGTTTAGTTATAGTATTTTTTTCTAATTCGTTCATCGTTGGGTGTATATAGGATTTGTTGTTAATAATGTATTAGTATTATTACTTGCCTTTATTTCACTTTTGCATTTTGTGCATTCATATAATATATCAGTATTAATTGCCATCTGAATCTGTTGTATATTATTACATGAAGGGCAACTAACAGTAACCATACTCTTAGCTCGTTCCTTTTCAAACTCTACGGATAACTCAATTGCTTTCTTTCTCAGAAAATTCTCATATATATTATTAAAAATATAAAATCCAATAAATTGCAATATTGTAGCAATAGCAAATACTACTTTAAAGTTATCGATAAATATCAGACTAAAAAGAGTACTAATACATATCGTTAAAACTAATGAAACTATTGTTTTTATCATTATTTGATTTTACCGACCTTTTTAGCTAAATCAACTACTGTTTGATCTATTGAGTTAGCTATATTATAACACTCTGCTACACCTTTTTTATCTTTAATACTCGGATTATTGTAAGCTGATTTAAGCATACTCATAAGATTTTGTACATTTATAAATAAATCAGATGATATTTCATTAAATGCATTTAAAGGGTATTGTTCTAATTTCGGAGCTGTATCATCTGATGACTGTCTTTTAAGGAGACCATTAACATCTACTTGCTGTGGTGGTGATTCTGAAGATATACCGTTAACTTGCCGTTGTGAATCCGGTATTTGATCTTCACTCAATAAATGTTCAACAAACATTTTTAGTTTTCCTTTGTTTTGCATATAAATATTTATAAATAATAATATGAGTTTATATAGTAAAAAATTTATTAAGTTTCTTAATGAGCAAGATGATGAGGGTCTTACCGATCCAGAAGCAATGCAATCAACTTTAGAGCCAGAAACAGATGCTGGTGATTTTGATATTGATGTACCTGAAACAGCTGATGGTAGTCCTGTTAATTCTCAACAAAGAGAGATGTATGATGAGTTAAGTGAGTGGATTAATAGAATGGATGAATTTTCTAATTACCTTAACGGTACTACAGATAGTATTCAAACATCTTTAAATTCTGCAGAAGCTGATACGATTTTTGATAGCATTTCAAATTCAGAAACAAAGAAGATTGCTAGAGTAGCAATGGAAGTTTCATCGTTAAGTGAAATACTTAAAGGTTACTTAGCAGGAGCTAATGATCCTAAATATAGATTTAATTAAATAATAATATGAATACAACAGAAACAAATTTAATATTCGAAGCTTACGCTAAATCAAAGCCTCTTAACGAAGGTTATGAAGATATGCAAGAAGTTGAAGCTGACCGTAGAGCTCAAGAAGAAGAAAGAAGAAACGAAATAGCAGCAGAAATCGGACCAGATCCGGATGATGTCGATCGTAGAGATGCAGAAGATGAAGAGGATGAAGGCAGTATTTTTGAAAGACTTGAAGCTTTTATATACAATAACCTTGAAGCAGAACAAGAGTTAACACCTATCCTTAATGACTTTAAGGCTATTATCGAAGATATAAATAGTCTAGATGCAGACGATTATAAAGTTGACGCAACTGATTTAGGTATACATCTTAATAGATTATTTCCAGACGTTTAATATGAATACAACAGAAACAGACTTAATCTTTGAAAGATATACTCAAACCAAAATTCTATCTGAAGATATGAATGATGGGTACGCTCCTGAAGATGAATCGGTAGGCGATTTCGATGAGTTTACCAGTAAGGCTGAAAAGTTCGCTGATGCTCTCGGAGATGCTGAGTTAAAATTCTTACATACTTTACGTGATGATCAATTTCCGGTATTAATGGATTTTATCAAAGATGAAGTCGGTTATCGCGATCAAATACCTGCAGAAGACTACGAATCTTAATTATTCTTAATCTCAGTTAAAAGCAATTTAGCTTTAAGACCCGAATATGTATTTTTTAATATGAATTCGGGTCTTATTTTGTCTTTATTACCGATTACACATATATCATTAAAGTCTTTAAACTGCTTCAACTCTTTCGGCCAT